GCGGCGGCACAATACGTCCGCGACCTAGTGCGCGAGGGGCATTTGAGAACGGTGTCGGTCGGCTTCCGGCCGGTCGAGCGGCAACCGCTGACCAAAGATGCCAACAAGGAATTCGGGCCGTTTCGCTTTACCAAAAGCGAGCTTCTCGAATGCTCGCTGGTCTCGGTGCCGGCCAATCCCAACGCCATCGCGATTGCAAAATCGCTTCACCTCTCCAACGAAATTGTCGCGGAAGTCTTCGGCGAGACAGCACGGAGCCATGCGATTTCAAACGGCAAGACAGCCATTGTTACTCCGGTGCGAAAGAGCACACCCATGTCAAATGCACAAACCATCGCAGGAAAAATCCAGAATGCGCAGCAGACCTTGAATGTCCTGCTCGCCAATTACGAAGACCTCGCCTCGAAAACCGAAATGAATGACGACGAGGTCAAGCGCTATCGCGAGGAGTTGCCAAGGCAAATCGATGACGCCAGGGTTGAGTTGACCAGCCATCAGCGTGCCGAACGGACCCTGTTCGGCAATGGGGGCGATCAGCAACCGCTACCACGCGCCATCGAACATGAGCCGATCATGGCACCGGCTGTCATCAAGAGCAAAGAACCGGCCGTCGATTCCGCCAGGATGCCGGCGATCATTCCGCGCAAGAAGCTGGAAGCAAGCGATCACCAGTTCAGGGCGCTGGCGGCCTGGACCAAGTCGCAGGCGGCGCACGATCCCGACATCGGCCGCACGCTGCGCGACATGTACAAGAGCGGCAATGCCAGCGAAGTCACCGACATGGTGTTGCGCGCCGCGGTAAACCCGGCCAACACCACGGTTGCGACCTGGGCGGCCGAGCTGATCCAGACTGATGTCGTACCGTTCCTCGATCGGCTGATTGCGGACAGCATTTATCTGCCGTTGGCCAGCATGGGCGTGCGTTACACGTTCGGCAACGCCGGCGTTCTGAAGATTCCGGTGCGCGCCAATACGCCAACGCTGGCAGGCAACTGGGTTGGCGAAGGTTCGCCCAAGCCGGTTCGCCGGGCATCGTTTACCACGGTGACGCTGTCTCCGACCAAGCTCTCGGTGATCTCGACCTTCACCGAAGAAATGGCGATGTACAGTGCGCAGTCGATCGAGCAGATCATCCGCCAGGCCATGAGCGACGATACCCAGATGGCGCTCGACGCCTATCTGATCGACAACGTGGCGGCATCGACTGGCGTCAGGCCGGCAGGGCTGCTCAATGGCGTGACGCCGATCACGGCCTCGGCGGCAACGCCACCGGCGGCTGCGATGGTGGCGGATCTCAAGGCCTTGATGGGTGCGATCATTGCCGCTGGTGGCGGGCGCAACGTCGCGCTTATCATCAATCCGGCGCAGTCGCTTGGCATGGGCATTGTAACAACCACAACCGGAGATTTCCTGTTCGGGGATGCCAGCCAGGCAGCCAGCAAATTCGGGTTCAGTCGCCTGATCGTTTCGGCGTCCTGCCCGGCGGGTCGAGTGATTGCGGTTGATGCGGCCGACTTTGCCACCGCGCAAGGCGACGCGCCGCGGTTCGCGGTGTCGACTGATGCGACATTGCATGAGGAGGATACCACGCCGCTGGCTCTGGCGACCGGCGCGCAAGGGTCCGGCGTGCTGGCTACTCCGATGCGGTCGCTGTTCCAGACCGATGCGGTCGCAGTCCGGATGTCGCTTTTCGTGACATGGGGTATGCGCCGCACCGGCATGGTTCAGACCATCGCATCCGTGATCTGGTAAGGAGGCTTTCCATGGCAGATGACAATAAAGCAGACAGTGAACGGGGCAGGGCGACGGCGCAATTAACGCCGAATGCCGAAGGTAACGTCATGGTCGACGTTATCATGGGGCCATACCGCAGCCAGCGATTGACGATGACGGAGGCCGATGCCCAGGCCGCCATTAACGGTCACTGGGCGCGTGACCCGAACGAGGAGTACGGGCACCACGACCCGCTCACCGACGAACAGCGGGCCGACGCAATGACGGCGGCGCATACCTGGGCGCAAGCAACATGGGATGCGGCGCAGGGAGTAACGCCGCCAGAGCCGCCGCCCCTGGAGGGTGGCGATGGTGGCGTTGGCCGCAAACGGGCGTTGAGGCCTGACGAAGGTATTGACTACAGGACAAGGCAGGCCGGGCCGAAAATCTGATGGCCAGCATCATGCAGTCCCTGGCGCGGATGATTGTGCCGCGCCAGAAACAAAACCCGGCCGGCGAAGGTAATTACCATCCGGGACCCTATACGGTCTCGGGTGGCGTGCTGCCGCACGCCTGGGGCCAGTATCTTAATTACTGGCAGATGGATCTCGATCCATTGTCGCATCCGGGCTGCGCGACGGTCGAGGCTTGCGTGTGGGCCTATATCCGCGCCATTGCCCAGTTGCCAGGGCATCACAAGCGCGAGCTGGCCGATGGCGGCACCGAAATCGTGAACTCGTCGGCGCTGTCGCGGTTGCTGCGGGCGCCGAACGGCTACCAGACGCCATCCGATTTCCTGGTGCATCTGATCCGGTCGTTGCTCTACACCGGCAACTCCTACTGGATTGCACAGCGCAACGATCGCCAGGAAGTCGAGGCGCTGCACTGGACCGACCCGCGTTCCTGCCGGGTGCGTGAGATCAGGCCGCAGGGCCAGATATTTTCCGAAGTGTTCTACGAGATTGGCGATAATCCGCTGCTCAACCTGAGCAGTCTGGCCGATAATACGCTGGTGGTACCGGCGCGCGATGTGCTGCACGTCAAGCTCGATACCAGGCGCAATCCATTGATCGGCGAGACCTGGCTGTCGGCACTGGGGCCGGAGCTGGCGACGCGCAGCGCAATCCATAATGCGGCTTCGGTGTTTTCCAATAATATGAGCAGGCCGTCCGGCGTGCTGACCACCGACCTGCAAATCAAGCAGCCGGATGTCGAGGCCTTGCGCGCGCGCTGGAACGAGCAAGCCAAGGGCCTCAATGCCGGCGGGGTGCCGATCCTGACCCACGGCCTGAAGTTTCAGCCGATCTCGATCTCGAACGAAGACGCGCAGATCGTCGAGCAGCAAAAACTGAATGACCGTACCATTGCATCGGTGTTCGGGGTGCCTGCGATCCTGCTTGGCATCACCGATACCGCCACCCAGAAAAGCGCCGAGGCGCTGATGAGTGAATGGCTCGCCTCTGGCCTCGGCTTTGTGATCAACCACATCGAACAGGCTTTTGACAGGTTCATCGGGCTATCGGTGTTGCCTGCGGGGCGGGAATGGACCGAATTCGATACTCGCGTGTTGCTGCGCTCGATGTTTGCCGAACGAATTGATGGCCTGGTGCGCGGCGTGCAGGGCGGCATCTATTCGCCTAACGAGGCACGCGCGCTGGAGGGCTACGCCGCGGTCGAGGCCGGCGACGAGCCGCGGGTACAGCAGCAGGTCGTGCCACTGTCGGCGTGGGATAAAATGCCTGCGCAACCGGCAGCGCCTGTGCCGGAGCCGCAGGCCGAACCGGCACCGGCGGATGACGAGGATCAACCAGATCCGGAGGAGCAAAAAGCATTGGTGCTGTTTCGGATGCGGCGAGCGATGGATTCGCACCTTCGATGATTAACGTCATTGTCGGGCCGCCATGTGCCGGCAAATCCGAGCATGTCAAGGCGCGGGCCGTGGATGGCGACGTCGTCATCGACTATGACCTGATCGCCATGGCGATGGGGTCGCGGGTGGCACACCAGGCGGAAGGATCGGTTCGCCTCGTTGCGCTGGATTCCCGCAAGGCAGCGATCAAGCGAACGCTGGGCGGGATCGAGAACGACGCCTGGATTATTCACACCAATCCGCAGGCGGGTGTACTGCAGGCTTACGCCAAAGCCGGCGCGCGATTTACGATGCTCGATCCAGGCAAGGCTGAATGCTTGCGGCGCGCAGGCGCACGACCGGCATCCACCATCAAAGTGATCGAAGATTGGTATGCGAACCCGCCGGTTATTCCTGATGCCACGAGCAACAAAACAATAGGTGCAAGCATGCTCCGCGCGGTGCCGCTCATGCAGCTTGACGACGAGGCGATCATTGCCGCGGTCGGCGAATTGCTGGCCGAGGAACGCAGCGCCCGCCTTGCGTTGCAGGCCAGGCTCGACGAATTGTCGCGAGTACCCGGTGAGCCCGGCCGCGACGGCCGTGATGGATTGAACGGGTTGCCGGGGCCGGCTGGCGAACGCGGCGTGGCTGGCGAGCGTGGCGGCGCGGGGCCAATGGGCGAGTGCGGCCAGCCCGGCGTGCCTGGCGAGAAAGGAGAGCCCGGTGAGCCTGCCTATCCTGGCACAGTTCGCGGGCTATGGAGCGCGACCGAAACCTACCGGGCGATGGACGTGGTGGCGTACAACGGCTCGGAGTGGCGCGCAGTATATGACAGTCCAGGGCCATTGCCTGGTGACGGCTGGAAACAGGGCGCCAAGGGCGCCAGGGGCAAGCCGGGTGAGCGTGGCGACAAAGGCGAGCGTGGTGAAAAGGGCGAGCGCGGCGAGGGCGGCGTATCTGTCGTCAAGGCCATGATGGTTGATTTCGAGTTTGTGCTGCTGCTTTCGGATGGCAGCAAGGTGACCTGCAATCTGCTGCCGGTGATCGAGCGCTATTACCAGGAGACGGTGGCATGAGCGGCAACTGGGGTCACAGTTTCCTGGTGCTGCAGTCGACCGAGCCGATCGAGACCGACCTGGTGACGCTTGACGAACTCAAACTTGAGCTCGGCATTACCGGGACTGCCGAGGATGCCGCGCTGTCCGCGCGCATCACCAGGCTATCGGAGCAGATTGCGGAATATTGCGACCGCATCCTGGCGCTGGTCGAGGTCGAGGAAACCTTTGCATTTAATGGCAGTCGGCCGTGTCCGACTGCGCCACAGGGCAGCGGCATTCCGCTGGTGCTGATGCAATACCCGGTGACCGGGATCGCCTCGCTGACCCGCGACGGTGTGGATATTGTTGTCGACGATTATGATCTCGATGCCGCCAGCGGCCTGTTGTGGCCGCGCTCGGGTTCGTGGGGCGGACGGATCGTGGCGCAGTATAGCGGCGGCTACAATTTGCCTGACGGTGCGCCGGCAACATTGCAAAGCGCGGTGATCGAGACAGTCCGACAGCGTCGGGCGTTCTCGTCGCGAGACCCGTCCATTCGCGAGGTCTCGCACGACATCACCCGCGTTGGCTATTTCTCCGAGCCGCTCAACTCGACTCGTGGTCTGTCGCAATCCGTGGCCGAGTCAATCGACCTGTTTCGCCGGCAGTACGTTTAATGTCGCCGACGTCGGCCACCGCAATCGTTTTGCAACTCGTATTGCTGCACAGCCTCGACGGCCGATCCATCATGATCAATCCGACACAGGTCACCATGCTGGTGTCCGCGCCTATCGGTCAGAAAAACAAACTTTTCGTGGCCGGAGCCCACTGCATGTTGAACATGAGCGATGGCAAGTTTGTCACTGTTTCCGAAACTTGCGATCAGGTCGTCGAGCTTCTGAAGGCGTGGCGTGATGATCGATTATAACGCCATGCTCTACGATCCTGTCTATGCCGGGATCGGCGTCGTCGCGACGCTCAACGTGGCCGGCGATGCCGAGGGCGTCGTGGTGACGGTGATCGATGACACCAGGCCGAAGAGTTTGCCGGCCGGATCGGCCGAGGTTCGCGGCGTCGGGCCTGGCGCCTATGTCCGAATTCCAGAACTGACGACAAACGGAATTACCCGCGACCTCTGGCTTGACGCCACGCTGACGTTCAACGGCCGGTCATGGACCGTGCGCTCTTATGAACTGCGCGGCAGTCCGAACGGCGAGGATCTCGGTGAGGTGCACCTGTTTCTGAAGGCAAGTGTCGGACCTGTCGTAGTTGCTGGCGCGATCCCAATCAGCTTCGATGACTCAATGTTTACCGGTATGACCGAACTGACAGATTCGGTAATCCTGAATGACGGCATCAACCTGACCCGCACCAGTATCGTCGAGCAGGGCGGAAATTATTCGATCCTTTGTCATATGAATAATGCCGTCACCTATTGTCGGGTACAGTCACGCGAGGCGGTGCGGCTTGAGGGTGGCGCCGTCCTGATTCAGCATTGCTATCTTGAGGCCGAGGGCATTGAGGCCGAAGAAGATCACGCCGACGTCTTGCAATGCTACTCGCCGGGCGCGCGTGGCGCGGCAATGACCGTCAAGAATACGCATGTCCGAGCTTTCAATACGGCGGCAACTGCCGGATTCTTTGTTGCTGATGATTGGGGCGGCAGCCTGACGTTTGAGGATGTGATCTTTCAGGGCGGGCCGTATGGCCTCAGGGTTATTTCCGATCCCGGATGTCATATCGACGTCGCGATGAAGAATGTCTTCTTCGTTTCTCCATGGGGGGTCGATGGCGGGCCCTTCAGTTTCGAGGAAATCGACACCGGCACTATCAGCATTACGCAATGGCTGAACATCCACGAGGCGACGATTGTTGGCGGCACGCTGGTGCCTGGCAACGCGATACCGCAGCCAGTCACCAGGAAGGCCAGGCGATGATTGATGTCCGTGAGGATATCCTTGCGAGGTTGTTCGTGATCGTCGGCACCATTCCGAATATCAAGGCTTCTTATCGCAATAACATCGCGATCACGGAAGACCGTCTGCCGGCCGCTATCGTGATGGATGGCGACGAGGGGACGGATGATATTTCTGATCTGTCAATGCACCCGTCGACCAAGCCGATCGCAGTGCAGATGGTGCCGGAAATTATCATCGCGCAACAGGCCGAGAATGCCGGCACCGACATCACCACATTGCGACGCGAACTGATCAAGCGGGTACTGTTCGATACCGAACTCAACGAACAGATCGTCAAGACCGGACGCCACGGTAACGGGGCCATCCGCTATTTGGGTTGCCAGACTGACCTAGGCTGGATGCGATCGTTGCACGGCGCGCTACTGGCGCGATTCATGTTTAAGTATTTCCTGAAACCCAACGAACTCTAAAGGAGAACCTGCCATGCCTGTTAGCCCGAGTGTAGACAACTATCACATCGGCAAGGGAATCCTGAGCTTCAAGGAAGCCGGCGGTGCCGCCACCTTTGTCGATCTCGGCAATGCACCATCGTTTACCTACGAGCCGACAGTCGAGAGGCTCGAGCACTTCTCGTCGCGCGAGGGCGTAAAAACAAAAGATTTTACGGCCATTACCAGCGCTGGAGCGAAGATCAAAATAACGCTCGACGAAATCACCGCCCTGAATCTTAGTTTCTTCGCGTTGGCCGAGATGGACGAAACGGTACCGGAAGCAGTGGTGTTGAGTGGTTTGACCAAAGCTGAGTTCATTGGAGACATCAAGGTAGTCGGTACTAACGCGATTGGCCAACAGGTCGATTTCGAAGCGACAGTGTCGTTCATTCCGTCAGGTGAGGTTTCGTTAATCACCTCCGAGGATGATTTTTCGGTGATCAATCTCGAGGCCGAGGTGCAGAAGAACGCGACGACCGGAGAGTTCGGCAAATGGACGGTTCGTGATACGCCAGCAGCCCGCGCAGCCCGTGAGGCGGAAAAGCAGCAAGCCAGGCGCGAGGCTGCGGAGCAGCGTATGAAGCGCGAGGTCGTCGACCATGGCTGACCTGCTGGACATTGCGCCGTCAACGTCGGTCGGCGAGGTCAGGATCGGCGGTGGTCGTGACGTCACGATACGTGCTCTGCATGCCAACGATATCGCGGCCATCGTAACCAGGTTTCCAGATGTAGTCGCGGTGATGGCTGTCGCCAATCGCGACCTGGTGGCGCTGATGAGTTCGATAGGTCCGGCCGTTGGCATGATCATCGCCGCCGGCTGTGATCATCCCGGTGACGAGGCGGCGGAACGGATCGCCAACTCATTTCAGCTCGAAGATCAGATCAGGTTATTCAAGGCGATCATGGGACTGACATTCCCAAACGGGCTAGCCTCCTTCATGGAGACCATGGCGGTTCTCATGACAGGAGGAGAAGCCGACGAAGCGCAAAAACTTCCGGACGACCGCTTGAGGAAATCGCCGTCGCCATCACCGCTCTCATCCGACGCGGGTTCCCGCCAGCCTATACAATGAGTTTGTCGCCGCGACAGATCATCGCCTATCTGGAATTTAACAACAGGCTGGATCGCATTGATCAACAGATCAATCTCAAGGTTACGGCTGTTGGCGCCCAGGGCGATAGCAAGACCATTGCCAAGACTCTGAAAGGGTTGTCGTCCCAAGAATAGCGGGGGATTTAAAAATGTCTCTTGCGTTCAAATTTGTGTACGACCGCGAAGCCTGGAAGGAATCCATTCAGGAAAAGCACCGTCCGGTCGCGACGGCGGCTGTCGCCGCATTGGAAGAAGCGGCAGATACTTCTGTCAAGGAAGGCAGACGGGATATTGCTGGCGCCGGCAAGTTCGGACCGGAATGGCAGACTGGTTTGCTATACCGGATGAAAGACGCGACTGACGGTGGCGAGCCATCGTTGCAGGCGAAAGCCATTGTGTTTCACAAAAGACCGTTGGCCGGTGTTTTTGAATACGGCGTGACGATTTCCGGCAAGCCGTTGTTGTGGATACCGACGACGCCAGGCGCTCCGAGTGCAGGGAAATCCGGGAAGCGGTTGGTCTCTGCCACGGTTCACGGTCAGCCGATGCTGTTTGATGCCGGGGACCGTGATCCAAAGAGAAAACCGCTTTACGTTGGGGTTCCTTCGGTTCGCATCGAGAAGAAGTGGCATATTGTCGAGATCGTTAAAAAGAACGCCAATAGAATTGGCGAACTGTTTTTGAAGAACTTCAAGGGCATTTGACATGGCGGAAAAGATCTCGGTCACGATCGCACTTGAAGGCGGCAAGGAAGTCCAGCGCCAGCTTGCCGATATCGGAGAGGCTGGGCAGAAGGCTTTTGCCGATATTGCCAAGGAAGCGGAAAAGGCTGGCGGGTTTAAACAATTAGATCCAGCTAAAATAGAGGAGGTAAAAGAAAAACTAAGATCACTTGGTGTTGTTGGGCCTGAAGCTTTAGCCAAGATTCAATCGGCATTGAATTCGGCTGTCAGGACTGAAAGCCTGGTTCAGGGCATCTCTGCGGTGGAGAGTGCTTTTGCTAGTCTGGGGAGGGGTGCTCTTGTAGCTATCCCAGCCATTGTAAAGCTGATTAATGACTGGGCAAATTCCATCAACAAGTTAGTGGAAGAGGCTGGCAGGCTTGGGCAAACTGTTCAAGATGTCGATCGGCTACATAAAGCATTTGAAGGAGCCGGTGTTTCTGCTGATGCAACTTCAGATGCAATCAAGAAAATCAGTCAAGCGGGTGATGCCAGCCAGCTTGAGCGTGTATCGAGCGCGCTTAAGGATATACAAACACTTGCTGCGCAAGGTCGGGCAAGCGCAAGTTTTGGGTTATTTAATCGTTTAACAGAAGAGGCCAACGGATACGGACTGGCTGCAGATAAAGCGCGCGAAGCGTTGCGACAGCTTTCCTTGTCGATGGACCCGGTCGGTGCGATGGCTCTTGCTGCTCGCGCTAATATTTTTCGTCCTCACATCGAGTCTCTTCAAGAACTGCAAGCGAAAGCTGGGAGCACTAAAGAGGGTCTTATTGCATTTCTTAATGAGCTAAAAGGGATATCAGATCCCACTCAGCGGACAGCGGTCGCATTTGCTAATCTTGGGGATGCCGGTATCAAGCTGGCGCGAAGCACCAAAACTATCGATGAGGCCATAGCAGGTTTAAATAAAGCGCCTCTTGTAACTCAAGAACAAATCGACGCTGCGGATCGGCTTGATACAAGCCTCAATAAATTGTCTGGTGCATGGACCGCGTTCAAGGCTGCAATTGCAGAGCCTGTGGCAATTCCTTTAATTGGTCTTTTGGAAGGAGTCCTGAGTGCTATCGGCGGCATGGCGGGCATGGGGGCCAATGTCGCGAGGGAATTCCAGCAAATCGGACAGGCGCTTGGGTATGTCGTAGAAGGTTTTAACGTTGTTATTGGCAAGATTGGGGAGTTTATCAGCACAATAGCTAGCGTTACATGGGATTCTTTGGTAACCGGCGCCGTCGCTGCGTGGCAAACAATCATAGGCTGGATCGACAAGGCTATTGCGGCTGTAGGTAAATATTTAGGTCTACAGAACCAGAAGGCCCACGACACGGGAAGCACCATGCCATCCTTTGCTCGTGGCGGTATGGTCGGCGGTCGTGGCAGTGGCACGTCAGATAGTAATCTGGCCTGGGTGTCACGCGGTGAGCACATCATGCCGGCGCGGGCTGTGGCGCAGCCTGGCGTGCTGGCGTTCCTCGAGGCGCTGCGGCGTTCTGGCGGTAACCTGTCGCGGGTGCTGGACGGTCTCGGTCGTTACGCCACCGGCGGCCTGGTGATGCCCACACTGGCATCGGCTGGCACTGGCTCCATGAGCAACGTTACTATTCAATTCCCTGGCCTGTCGCCGATCGGCGGCCTGCGAGCGTCGTCGCAAGTGGTCGAGGAATTGCAACGGGCGGCAGCGATGGCGCAAGTCCGTTCCGGCGGGCGTAAGCCGTCGAGATATCGCTGATGATTGCAAGGGCAACATCGTGATGGCGCATCCGCCCTATACACTGCTCGCGATCGACGACATCAATTTCAGTCAGTACGCCGTGCGTGGCATCACCATGACATTGCAGCCGATTGACCAGGCGGCGCAGCTGGCGCGGGATTGCCGGGGGCAACTGGCCGACATCTCGGTGGCTCAATTCCGGCAGTACAAGGTCTCGATTACCTGCACCGATCACGAGGCGCCGGAATTGACCGGCGTATGGCCGGGGCAGGATGTCACCATCAGTTGCGTTCCGGGGCTTGGCGTTTCCAACGGCGCTGGTGACGTGCTGACGATCCTTGCCAAGGTCACCGCCTGGAATACCTCGCGCGACGAGTGGGCGGCAGAAGTGGCCTGGCAACTTGAAGCTGAGCAAAGGGCAGTCTGAGTTATGCCCGCCGGCTTGCCCTATTTTGCCTGGATCGATGTCGGTGAGACCGTGTTCGGACCGGAGCATATGCGCTGGGACGAACAGGTGTTCTCGTTCGATCTCAAGCAGGACGAGGGTGATCCCGCCAGCCTGACGCTGAAGGTGATCCGGCCGCGTAATGTGGACGGTGACGCCATCGGGTTGCTCGGGCCAGGCCGCAAGATCTGGTGCTGGTTCGCGCTCGACTGCGGGCCTGGGCTGGTCAAGTTTCGCGGTCGCCTGGTCGGGGTGCCGACCTCGATATTCGAGGAGCTGGTGACGCTGGAATTCGTGGCGCGGCCGTTCGATATCGTCGCGCAGAAGGAAGCCCTGGCCGCAAGCCTTAGAGTGCTGCCGTATTATGACGAGGTCGTACTTGACGAGGAGCGGCGCAAAGACCCGGAGGTCGTGCTCGAGGGCTATACGAAAATCTGGCACTACGATCGCGAGACACACGCTCTCACGGTTTCGGACGAGATCACGGGCGAGGACGGCGTAGTGTCGTTCGATGCCGCCAGTGATGGCGGCAAGGTTCTTTATGACGGGCTTGGTCTCACCTTAACCAGCGGGCCACTATCGAGTGTCGAGATTGTCGCGGAATACAATTGGTCACAGGGCGCGCGCGGTCAGGTCGACCTGACGGATTATCTTATCTCGAACTGGGATTCGAGCGGCGCCGATGTCATGCCTGGCGAGATCGCATCCTATACATTCGGCGCGGATAACTGGCCTAAAAACGGGGCTGGGATCGGCAGCGGCTGGCAGGTCGCGGAAGCATCGGCAACGCCGGTATATGACCTTGAGGTTCAAACAAAGACCAACGGCGGTGGGTTGACGCTGGAAGATGGCGACTCCACCGCAAGCGTGAGATGGTCTGAAACGAAAACGTTTTTGCCTGTTGAGCCGCCAGGCATTCAATACAAGGAAATTGTCGCCAAGCAAGAATATACCAGTACATACGGCGATGGTGATAATGCAAGCCTCAGCAGTAGCTGGTCGTCGGTCAGGCATTTGTTGCCGCTGCAATTCACCAGGCCAACGATGCTGGCGGCATATACCGCCGACCGCGGATGTGTTGAACGGGTTTCGATTTTGATGGTTGCGGACGTTCAAAACATCATGACCGAGCCGGAAGACGGCGAGGCGTTACGTGTCACCGATATCAAATCGGCAAACCTGAGCGAGCCGATCGATGGCGTGATCCCGATCGGGGATGTCAGGCGGCGGTCGTACATTACAACAGCGCGAGGCAATCAGAGCATCGAGCATCTGATTGCGTTGGGGCGGGCGCATCTGATGAAGCGATCTCGAGTGGTCGAGATTTCGTTTGCGCCAAAGCTGGAACGGATGTCGGAAATTACTCTGCGCAAGAGCGTGTTCCTGGCCGAGCCGCGTGTCGGTGAGGCGTTGGGAAAGGTGATCGGTTACTCGATCTCGCTCGACGGTTCGGACGGACGGGTTGGGTGTGAGGTTAAAATCGGTTGCGCGATCGGTCGGGGTGGCCTGGTCACCGAGGTTGATGGCACTCCGGTCTATTGTAGCGTCAGTTATGTCGGCGACGATTATCAGCAATTCACGGATCGAACGATCCTCGTCGATGCGTTCACCGATTCATCGGTCGGCTATCAGCCGCCGAACGCCACTCCGAACGATGACGGGATTGAATTCCTGTCGGTTCTGCGGGCCGAAGATGTCATTGATCTTCCGCTGGTCGTGACCAATCCGCCGCATATGCAGGAGGACTATATTATCCAACAGACCTTTGCCTGGAATAACTTTTACGACGCCAGATACCGCAGCGAAGAAGATGTCGAAGAGTCGATTAAAGCCAGGGTCGACGCTGTCAATAATGCGATGAAAGAAGTCGAGACCAAGGCGACATTCAAGCTCAAGAATATGACGCGTGATTTCCTGACCGATTACGGTGTCCCGGTGACGGAATTGAAAGTGCCGACCGGCTATGATCTTGAGGCAGTTTGATGGCTGGCTTTGAAGTTGTCGTTCGTCCCGCCATTCTTCCGAACATCCGGCCAGCGCCAACGCGGTCGTTACCGCCCGATGATCCTGAGCAAGGTCTAGCGACCTTGAGCGGATCGAGCGGCAGGCTGATCGCGCTGACTTATTCGTATACCGGAAGCAGTAGCACCAACGGCGGGACGGAAACTCAGCGGACGTTTGACGTGGCGCGGATCAGGCCGGCCGGTCAGGGCAGTAGCCGCGCGTCTGGTGGCGGAGATACTTATATCGACGTGGAAGTCGCCAAGCGGATCAAGGTGCGTAACGATAGCGGCGAGACATCGACGTTCCATTATACGCCGATCCAGGAAGCCGAGAATATCGAAATCATTTTACGCGATCAAACGCGGTCAAGCGAATGACAGTTGTTTATGTCACGAACGGTTCGTGGGGGACCGGAACCGGCTCACCGATCAGCGCGGCGCAGGTCGACGGTAATTTCTGGGATGTCGATCAGCGCATCGTCGATCTGACCGCTGACCTTGCCGAAGGCAAGCGGATCGAAAGCGTCACCTATACATCGAACAGCATGACGTTCCATTTCACGGACGGAACGTCGCAAGTCATCATGCTGCCGATCGCATCGCTGACATATGTCGGTGAGTGGGTGAATTCGACGCCTTACGCCAGCGGCAACCTGGTGTCGGTCAAGTCACTCGGCATGTTTCAGGTTCTTCAGAACCACACCACGCCTCCGTCGCCTGCGCCGTTCGATCCTGCTGCGGTCGACGGCTCCGGAAACCCGCTCTATCAGATGTGGTTTCCGCTGGTCGATGTGAATTATGATGCGGCCATTTTCGTACCTGGCGCCATCCAGCGCAGTCCCGGCGAATTGTTCTTCCAGGGCATTGCCAACCGGCCAATGAAACTGAATTCCGGCAATGCCAATGCGTACGCTCGCCTCGAGACGGCAAGCAGCGGGGGCGCGGCGAATATTATTATTGCGATCCGCAAGAACGCCACCGAGATCGGCACCATTACCTTTGCGTCCAGTAGCAATACAGGCACGTTCAATATTCCCGCCATGACCGAGTTTGCCGCCGGCGATCGGTATTCCTTGCGGGTTACGCAATCGGACAATGCCGTGGCTGCAGATCTGTCGGTGACGCTGCCGTTCATTCGCACGGATATCTGATGGCGTTCGCTCAGGATCTGCTGACGAGGATTATCGATGTCCACTGGGGCGGTGGGGTGTTTATCGCGGGTGACGATCAGAGTAATATTTTCTTTTTAGAGGCCGGAAAGAATGAGTGGAAAAATCTTGGCAAGTTAGGTTTTGCCGAAGACGAGGGGAGCATGTTTACCGGCTGGGTGCAGGGCAGTTCGTACGCAGATAAGAGCCGTCCGGTGTTCGTGCTGGTGGGTGGTGGTGGACGTACCAAATCGTTGGGTATCATCCTCGCATCGGATGACGGGTTGAAGTGGACCAGGGTTTTTCAAATCGGAGAAGATAGTGACAGTTTCGCCGGGGCAAACATGTTCGGCGTGGTGTGGAACGATGACGACAATGCGTTTTACGCCGGCGGGCATCAATATGATCTGTCTGAGGCCCTGGCCGTTCAAACCGACCTGCTTTTCCGATCGGTCGATGGCTATAACTGGGTGGAAGCCGATCGCCGTTCGACGACATATAGTCCATC